AACATTCGCGCAAAACAAAGTAAATAATTCACCTCATAATTCTATTTAAAAATGCCAACAACAACTTCACTCACCACCACCTATGCAGGTGAATTAGCTGGTGAAATCGTAGCAAAGGCTTTGTTGTCAAACGTATCCGCTGGATATGTAACAATGAAGCCAAACGTACCTTACAAATCAGTAGTACGTAAAATTGATGACACTGTAACTTTCGCTGCAGGAACTTGTGATTTCACGCCAACCGGCACGATCACTTTGACTGAGCGCATTTTGACCTTGGAGGAATTCCAAGTTCAACGTCAAATCTGTAAAAAAGATTTCTTCATTGACTGGACAACTGCCGATGTAATGTCAGGCCGTGTGAACACACAAATCCAAGACGCAATTATCGAGCGTTTGACAGGCGGTATCGCTGCTCAAAACGAATCAGTAATGTGGAATGGTGTGAACGCTACTGCTGGTCAGTACGATGGATTCTTGACTTTGATTAAAGCTGCAGGTTCAGGTGCTGTATCTGCAGGTTCAGGTGCTATTACTTCTGGTAACATCATCGCAACCATTTGGGACATCATCAACACTGCAAACGCTGCTGTGAAAGGTGCTGCTGAAAAGCCTGCATTGTACATGGGTCAGGCTGCATGGGAAGCTTACATGCAAGCACAGATTGCTGATGGCAATGGCTGGTACTTGACAGGTGGTCCTGAGGTTAACCGTCGTTTCGTAGGTATGTACGAAATCTATGTATGTCCGGGTATGGCTGCTGACAACATCGTGTTTGCACAACGTTCAAACTTGATGCTTGGAACATGGCAGGAGAACCAAATGAACGAAGTGTTCATCTTGGACATGCAGAACTTGGATGGTTCACAGAACGTACGTTACGGCGCACGCTTCTACCTCGGAGCACAGATTGCAGTAGGTGAGGATATCACATACTGGGGAGCATAATCTTTAAATAATCAAGGGGGTGTAGCAGCCCCCTTTTAAAACTATATAAACATGGCTTGTGAATTAACCACAGGATTTACACTCGGATGCCTTGAAGGTATCGGAGGTGTCAAAGAAGTATTGATTGCTAACTACGAAGACTTTGAAAGCGGTATCACTTACGGTGGTACTGATGGCGAAGTTGACGGATTGCCAACTGCAACAATCTACCGTTATGTGCCATTTCGTAACTCAGGTTCCTATGTTGAGACAGTAAACAAAAACTTGGAAACAGGTACATTGTTTTTCTCACAAGAAGTGGGATGGACATTTGGTAAGTTGAATCAAGAAATGCGCAATGAATTTTTGAACGTGGCAAAGGCTAAGATGATTGTTTTCATCCGCACGAATGATGACCAAATCTTATTGGTTGGTGCGGGCGAAGGTTCACAGCTTACCGCTGGTACTGTTCAATCAGGTGCGCAAAAAGCAGACTTGATGGGATATCAGGTAACTACGGTTGCAGAAGAACTTGCACCGGCTGTTCACCTTGAGCCATTCACCACAGTTCCATTCGACAACTTCCCAGGCATTACAGTAAGCCCCGCTTACTAATCGCGCTTGCTGATTGTTTTTGTGTTTATTCATTGATTAGAAGGGGGTGGTGTTACAACTGCCCCCTTTCAATATAGCGATATGATATATCTCCAAGTAAATAATCCTAGTCAGTTCATATATCTATCATTGGATGAGGCAAGGCAGTATTATGCCACGCCCTACACGCACTATTTGTTAGTGCTAACTCACGAAGAAAACAGCACCACAGGTGATAAGCTCGCGCAGGTTGCAACGATTGTGAATGAAAATGTGCGCATCACACAGCTTACTGTGACAACTGTTGGTCTTACATTAGCGGGCAGGTATCGCTACGAAGTGTACGGACAAAATTCAGCTGTAAATATCATCCCAACTAACGCGGCTGTGGTCGGCTTGGTTGAGAAAGGCTATGTAGTTTTGCAAGACAATACAACGTGGTTCGATGTTCCTTCTATAACTATCCCAAATGACATCATCTATGAGCCATAATCCAACAGATATAGTATCCTTAAAGCTTAGCGAATACGTAGCTAAGTCAGATGCCGAAAGAGTAGACCGCAAAGGGTGGGTCAACTACGGTGCAGACAATGATTTCCCGCAATACTTGCGTGACCTTTCGCACGAATCACCAGTGCATGGTAGTTTGGTTGTTGCCATTGGTGACATGATAGCCGGGAAGGGTATCGAGTCAGAGCAATATCAGGCCGAACTTGACGCACTTGACATTGATGCTTTGACATATGCGTGTTCTCACGATCTAAAGTTGTTTGGTGGTTTTTACATCGAAGTAATTTGGAGCAACGACCGCACAGTGATTAGCAAACTAAACGCTATTCCATTTGAAGAATGCCGCATTGCAGTGAATCAGGATGATGACAGCGAGATAGGAATCTTTCACAGCTATGACTGGTCAAACACTCGCAAGAAAAAGAACACGCCTGAATTCATTCCAAAGTACAACTACCTAACACGCGAGGCCGAACCACGCCAAATCTATTGGTGCTTCACGTTCACAGGCAGTGACACATACCCACGCCCCGATTATTGGTCTGCTATCAACTACATCGAACTAGATAAGCAGATTTCTATATTCCATATCAACCAAATCAGTAACGGTCTTTTCCCTTCAACTATTATCAACTTCTACAATGGGCAGGCAACACCTGAACAGAAGCAGCAGATGATGATGGACTGGGAAAACAAGATGAGTGGTGCGCGTAATGCGGGCAAGGTGGTAATGTTCTTCAACGAACGTGACCAACCAAAGACCGAAATAACGCCATTCCCCGTGAATGATGCAGACAAACAGTATCAACTGATGGATACTACTGCAACGCAAAAAATAATTACAGCACACCGCGTAACAACGCCGCTGCTGTTTGGTATTCGTGAGACATCAGGATTCGGTAGCAACAAAGATGAAATGGCCACAGGTCTTGAAATCTTTAACAAGCAAGTCATCGAACCTTATCAGGCCAAAATCAACGATAGCATTACAGAACTCCTAAGCAATCAAATGCCGGGTGTGTCTTTTGAGATTGTACCAAATACGCCACTAGTAGCAGAGCAGACCTCGGTTGTTACCGATGCGAACGCAACAGGCTCGACAACTGATGTCGCTGCTACCGCTTTGAATGGTGCGCAGATTAGTTCGCTCATTGACATCGTAATGCAAAGCAGTGCGGGTGCTGTGCCTGTGAGCAGTGCTAAGGCAATCGTGGGGGCAGCGTTCCCAACATTACCTGCCGCTGTTGTAGATGCAATCTTTGCCGATGTTATTGCAGGTTCATTGCAACCGCAAGAAGTCATCATGAGTGACGAAAAAAAAAAGATGATAGCACAGTAGGTGATGCGCTAATAGCACTGGGTGAAGATGCGTCCGAAGATTGGCTTTTGATTGATGCATACAATGCAGATGATGAAATTCAACACGAGTTTGCGGTGCGCACAGGTGCGGCAAGACCAGCGGCAAAGAGTGAGCAAGATGCCATTATTGATGGTAAATACTTTATTACTCGTTACGTTTACGCAGGTGACTTTAGGCATGATAATATGCGCCCATTCTGTAAGAAGATGTTGGAGGCGGGCAAGCTTTACCGCAAAGAAGACATAGTGTCGATGGAAAATGTAGCGGTTAATCCTGGATGGGGGCCGAATGGTATAGACACCTACGATATTTGGTTTTACAAAGGCGGCGGTAACTGTCAACACTTTTGGGAAAAGCGTGTGTATGTAGATGCAAAGGGCGCAAAGATTAATCCTAATGATCCAGATGCAAAGCGTATCGCTGTGGCAATGGCTGAACGCATGGGGTATAAGGTTCGTAATGACCAGCGTGTAGCAAAATTGCCTGTTGACCAAGATAACAACGGCTTTCTACCAACCAATCCTATTTACGGTAATCAATAATCACAACTATGGCAGAAGTACTTTTAATATCAGAAAACTACATTAAGAAATACACCACTGTAAACGGTAGTGTTGACCCAAATCTAATGTATCCATCTGTGTATTTGGCACAGGATAAGTGGGTGCTTCCCTTTTTGGGAACTGATTTGATGAACAAGATTAAAAACGATGTAGCCAACAACACGATTGCGGGCAACTATCAGATACTTCTAGAAGATTACGTGCAACGTGCGCTGCTCTGGTGGGTAATGGTTGATCTCACGCCGTCACTTTGCTACCGTATGGACAATGGCACTATTGTGCAGCGTCAATCCGAAGACACTACGCCCGTATCCGATGCAGTTATGAAGGATATGATTGACCGTGCAAGACAGAATGCGGAACACTACACTACGCTCCTGGTCGATTACTTGTGTGCAAACGCTTCACTGTTTCCTGAATACTCAACAGCGCAGTGGCCTGACCGTAGCGCACGCACTGACGTGACCAACACGCTTAACTACCAGTTTAGTTCGGGCAACACTGCTACCTCTTTTCGTCCTACGTACTCACGTAACATCATTAACCGAATACCATGATAGAAAAGAAATCACTAAAGCAAGATTACACCGAACGTTTGCGCAAGTATGAGCGCGAGCTGTCACTAAAACTACGCAGCAATGCCAACAAAGAA